GTACCCTTGCTCTGGCCGGGTTCCACCGTCGCCATCCTCGCCAGCGGCCCCAGCATGTCGGCTGCGGTCACGGCCAAGGTCTATGCGGCCCGCATCCCGTCGATCGCGATCAACGACACGTACAAACTGGCGCCTTGGGCGAGCATGCTCTATGCGGCCGATGAGTCGTGGTGGCAGCGCTATCCCGAGGCTTCGCTGTTCGCCGGGTTGAAGGTTTCTGTCGGACTGCACCCTGGTGTGCTGCGGCTGAAGAACAGCGGCGTCACTGGGTTCGACTCCGATCCTTCGTGCGTGCGCACCGGAAGCAACTCGGGCTACCAAGCGCTGCACATCGCGGCGCACGCCGGCGCGAAGCGGGTGTTGCTGTGTGGGTTTGACATGCGCGGTGATCACTGGTTCGGTCGTCACCCGAGCGGGTTGGCCAACAGCAGCGAGCACCTGTTCACGCGGTTCCGGCGCAACTTCGGGCTGCTGGCACCAGAACTCGCGGTGCGCGGGGTTTCGGTGGTGAATTGCACGCCGGGATCTGCGCTGACGTGTTTTCCGATGATGGAATTGGATGAGGCGTTGGCGGCTGTGCCGGTATGAACAAAGTCTTCTTCGGCGATTGCCGCGAAACGATGCGCACGCTGATCGCGCAGGGCGTGAAGGCGCAGATGTGCGTAACGAGTCCGCCTTACTTTGGCCTGCGCGACTACGGGCACCCTGGCCAACTCGGGCTTGAGAAGACACCCGCCGAGTTCGTGGCCGCGCTGGTGGAAGTGTTCGAGGGCGTGCGTGAGTTGCTGGCCGACGATGGCGTGCTGTGGCTGAACTTGGGCGACAGCTATGCAACGACAAGCACCTATTCGGCGCCTAGAAAAAGCGCCGGCAAATACGGCTACGCGAACGCTCCGAGACAGCCGAAGCCGGCCATCCCCCAGGGGCTGAAGCCGAAAGACCTGATCGGCATCCCTTGGCGCGTTGCCTTCGCCCTGCAAGCTGACGGCTGGTATCTGCGCCAGGACATCATTTGGCACAAGCCGAACCCGATGCCCGAGTCCGTGACGGACCGCTGCACGAAGGCGCATGAGTACCTGTTTCTGCTGAGCAAGAGCGAGCGCTACTACTGGGACAGCGAGGCGATGCGCGAGCGCGCTGTAGCAGCCGACGTTGGCGCAATGGATGGCGGCGCACAGCGCCAGGCTGACGGCACCGATGCCAACGACGGCCGGAACTTCCGCAGCAAGGCCAACAGTTTCAAGCGCGACGACAGCAAGCGCGCCGCAGTGATACCCGGCCAGGCCGTGGGCACGCACCGCGCCGAGCGCGAGGAAAGCACATACGACACGTTCACGCGCAACCGCCGCAGCGTTTGGACCGTGCCGACCGTGCCCTACAGCGGCGCGCACTTCGCCACCTTCCCGCCGGCGCTTATCGAACCCTGCATTCTTGCCGGCAGCCGCGTCGGCGATGTCGTGCTCGACCCCTTCTTCGGCTCCGGAACCACCGGCCAGGTCGCGCAGGCGCTGGGCCGGCAGTGGATCGGTTGCGAACTCAACCCCGACTATGCGCCGCTGCAGCAGCAACGCACCGCGCAAACCGCGCTGGCTTTTTAGGTTCCACATGAAACGCGCCCTCAACCTCCTTCGCGCCGCCGTGCACTACCGCAAGGATGCCTTCAATGAAGGGTTGCGAGCGAATGGCTTTGCTGTCGTTGATGGCCTGCGCGATCCGGGGCCCGGCGATGTGCTGGTGATCTGGAATCGCTACGGCCGCTCCGATGACGAAGCGGCGCGCTTTGAAGCCGCCGGTGCTACGGTGCTGGTGGCTGAGAACGGGTACTTGGGCAAGGCTTGGCAGGGTAGCGACTGGTATGCGCTGGCGCGCGGCCATCACCTTGGCGCTGGTGAGTGGCATCACGGCGGGCCCGAGCGCTGGGCGGCTGTCGGCGTCGAGTGCGCGCCGTGGCGCGATTCTGGCAAGCACAGCAAAGACATTCTGGTGCTCGGTCAGCGCGGCATCGGTGAGCGCGGCATCGCCTCTCCGTTCGAGTGGGCCGAGCGCGCTGCCATGCGATTGCCAAACTCTCGTATCCGCCAGCATCCGGGAACGGCGCCGCCGCGCGTTGCGTTGGTCGATGACTTGTTCACCGTTGGTGCCGTGGCCACTTGGTCCAGCGGCGCGGCACTGCAAGCGCTGCTGATGGGCACGCCAGTGTGGTTCAACATGCCGCAGTGGATCGGCGGGCCAGCGGCTACACCACTCGGGCAATGGCAGCGCGGGGCGTTGCCGTTGCGGGATGATGTGGCGCGGTTGGGGATGTTTGAGCGGCTGGCTTGGGCGATGTGGACGTTGGATGAGGTCCGCAGCGGTGAGGCCATCGCGATGGTTCTGGCTTGATGTTCGATCAAGGACTAGCAATGGCGGCGTTGAACCGCTTGCGCAACATCCTGATTCGGTAATATGCTCGCCGCCATGAAATCCAAGCAATCTCCGATGCCCGGCCTCTACTCAGCCAACCGCCAGTTCTGGGACACCTATGTTCGCCCGCGTCCTGGCCGCACGCTGATCGTCGGCTCGCAAATCTACAAGGGGCGCGAAGATCGGCGCGCGGCGTTTGCCGGCGAGGTCATTGGTGTCGACATGCTGGAAGGGCCCGGGGTCGATTGCGTGCTGAATTTGGAAGAGCCGTTGTCCGGTGATAACGTTCTCTTTCGCCCGTTCGATCACATCGAATGCCGCAGCGTGCTCGAGCACTCGCGCGCGCCGTGGCTGCTGGCGGCAAATCTGGAGCGGCTGCTGGTAAAAGGCGGCACGTTGGATCTGAGCGTGCCTTTCGTGTGGGGCTTGCACGCCTATCCGAGTGACCTCTTTCGCTTCAGCGTGGAAGGCGTGCGCGCGCTGTTCCCTCACATCGAATGGAAGGCGCTCAAGTACGCTGGTGCCACGCTGTACGACGGCGGCAAGACGCCGCGCGCGGTGGTGGATGGGCATATCCACATTGCACGCACTGAGGTGCTTGGTGCTGGTGTCAGGGTTTGAACGGGGAGATGGTGATGAGCCAAGAACTTGCAAACATTGCGCGCGGCATCAAACACTATCCTCGTGCGCTTGCGGCCATACGATGACAGGGCCTAACGCAAAGCTGAACGGCCCACAAGGGCCGGCACGAAAGGACGAGAAATGAGTACACAGCAGCCCGGCCCTTGTGGGTCCGATTCGAGCGCCGTGTTAGGCCCCACGCCGGGGCCGTGGACGTGGCGAGAAGGAATGCTGCGCACGGAAGATGGGCAGCATGTGCTTTGGGTACACAACGTGCCAGGCGGGGACTTGAGCGAACTTTCGCCTGCGGAGCAGATCGGCGCGTGCGGGGAAGACACTGAGCGCAACGCCGAAGCCAACATTCGACTGCTTGAAGCGGCGCCGGAATTGCTGGAGGCGGCAGAGTTGTTGATTTCCCAATACAACCGTGACCCAGCGACAATGCGCATCACGCAGCTTCGCGCTCTCGTGAAGCGTATTCGTGGGGCCTAACGTTTGACATGAGCGGCGCGCGCCTTTGGCGCGTCCGCTCGGTGGCGGGGTTAGGCGGCTGGTGGACGAAGGCGCAAAAGGGAACTGCAATGGGAATGTTCGACTATGTGAACGTGGCAATGACATGCCCAAACTGCGGCCGTGAACACACGGCCTTTCAGTCCAAAGAAGAGGGTTGCAACCTCGACTTGATCGAGCCGGCAAGCCTTAGATGCTTCTACACCTACTGCGAATGTGGGGCATGGATCGAGTTCAACCGACCGCGGCCAGAGCAATCTCCGCCACGCGGGCGGCCGAGGACGCGCGCAGAGGTGGAGGCAATGGGATTTGTATTGAGCGTGACGACACCAGACAAGCCGCCTAACGTGAGTTAGGGCGCAACGAGTGCTGCGTAACATCGGCTCAACGCGCGCAACCCATTGATTCACAACCCTTATGCACGTATCACATCGGCAAAAGCAGCACTGAGACTTTTGTTGACGGTGAGTGTGATCTTCTGTGCTGCTCCACTGCCGCTTGTGCATCTTTCGGAAGGTCGTTTCCAGCCCCAAATGAGTCACTGAGCCGTGGTGTCGGCAGAATCCGGTCAAGGAGTTTGCCCGCCATGAAACCTCAAACGCTCGACCGTGCCAACGAAATCTTCGATCGCATGGCCCATTTGGGCAAATGGCTGGAGGGTGCGGCTGCGGATCTGACCTACGGCCCCCGCGCTTTCCCCGGCACCATCCTGCTCAGCCCTGCCTGCCAGGCCCAAATCAAGGCGCTGGCTAAAGAAGACGTCGAGCGCCAGTTGTCGCAGTTGCGCCAGGAATTCGAGGCGTTGTGATGAGACGGGTGCACCTGTTCTGCGGGCATGACCCGCGCGAGGCGATCGGCTTTCATGTGTTCGTTTCCAGCGTCATCGAGCGCGCCAGCCTGCCAGTCGCTGTGCATGCCATTGGCTCGCGCGGCGGGCCGGTGGGTAGCAACGCCTTCACCTATTCGCGCTTCGATGTGCCCCTGTTGATGGGCTACCAAGGCCAGGCAATTTTCGCTGATGCGTCGGACATGCTGATGTGCGCCGATATCGCCGATCTCGCCGCGCTGTTCGACAGCCGCTATCCCGTGCAGGTGGTGAAACGGGCAGACTACCGAACCCGTCACGCTCGCAAGTACGTCGGCACCGGCATGGAGTGCGACAACTTCGACTATGCGCGCAAGAACTGGGCATCGCTGATGCTGATGAATTGTGCGCATCCGTACTGGCTTGCGCGGCGGGCCGGGCTCGATCAGTTGCAGTTCGCCGGCTTGGCAGACGAGCAGATCGGAGCGCTGCCGGAGCGTTGGAACCGCTTGGTCGACGAGGGCGATGCGGTCGATGGCGCGGCTTTGCTGCACTGGACGGCCGGCATCGCGGCGTTCCCTCACTACGTCAATGCCCCGGGGGCCGCGCTGTGGTTTGCGCAGCGCGCCAACGTGATGCGGGCGGCGGCATGAATCTGGTTATCGTCACCCCGCCGCCGTTCCTGCCGATCTCATTGGCTGACGTCTACAGCTACCTCCGGCTCGATACCGAAGGCAGCCCGGCAACACACCCGCTGGATGCGATGTTGACGCGCTACATGCGAACGGCCACCGCCGAGGCCGAGAAGATCTCGCGGCGTTCCTTTGTGCAGCAGCGCCTGCGCCTGTCGACGGGTGCGTTCCCGAAAAGCGGCAAGGGTATCGAGCTGCTGCGCCCGCCGCTGATCCGCGTCGAGTCGGTGGGGTATCTGGACGGTGACAACTTCGAGGTCGCGCTGGGCGCCGGCGACTGGTATGTCACCGATGACCGCGTGCCGCAGGTCCGCATGTCCAGCGGCTTCGGCGCTCCGTCACTGTACGACCGGCCCGACGCGCTGCGCATCACCTACATCGCCGGCTACCCTCCGTCCGGCAGCCCCTCCGAGACGCAGGAAGACTACGCTGGCAACATCCCCGACAACATCAAGGATGCGGTGCTGATGGGCGTGCAGTTGCTCTACGCCAACCTCACGCCCGACGAACGCGCTGCAGTCGAGCGCGCGCGAGAGTACATGCTGTCTGGCGACCGCATCTTTCTGAACGGCTGAGCAAGATGCGCAACAGCGGAGACAAGCCCGAGCAGTTCGACCGCTTGATCGCGGTGTCGCGCCGCGTCGAGACCGAGGACGCGCTGGGCACCAAGGCCTACACATGGGCGCTCTACCGAACGATGTGGGCCAAGAAGGTCAGCGTGCGTGCCGGCCGGCAGGTCTTCGCCGCCGGGCAGACGCATGCCACGGTGACGGACATTTTCCGCGTCGGCTACCGCATGGATCTGGATGCGACGATGCGGGTCACCTACCTTGGGCAGCACTACGACTTGGCCGGGCCGCCGGTCGATGTCGATGGCGCCCACCGGGTGACCGAGCTGCTGTGCGTCAGCAACCTGGGCGACGGCCGGGCGGAGGCTGCCTGATGCGGTGGCAGGATACCTACCCCGACCTCGCCACCATGATGCTGGCCGGCTTTGAGACGCTGGCGCAGTGGCGGGAGCGCTTGCCGGCGCCGCAGACCGACGTCGAGCGCACGGTGCGCCGCCGGCTCGAGGTGCGCTATCAGGAACTCGGCCGCAAGGAACTGCGGCGCCAGGAGCCGGCGATCGCCGACCGCATCAACGCGGCCATCGACAAGATGAAGGCCCTTGGCATTGCGTGCCCTATGGAGCGCTTCGACTGATGGCCGACCAGTTCTTCAGCATCAAGGGCATTGAGGCGTTCCTGGCCAAGATCGCCGATCTGCCCAAGGCTTTGGCGCGCAAGGCGTTGCGGCCGTCGCTGCTGGCCGGCGCCTATGTGGTGCAGAAGGCCACGGTCGAGGCCACGCCGCGCCTGGCCAAGCCGGTCTACCGCAATGGCAAGTTGATTCGCACCCCAGGCCTGCTCAAGTCACGCATCAAGGTGCGCACCAGCAAGGATGCCACGCGCGCTGGCAACATCGGCGTGTTCGTCAACGTCAAGCCGGCGGCGGAGGGACAGAGGGGGAAGTATTCGCCCCTCGATCCATTTTTTTTGGCGCTTCGTGTCGTTCAGGACCAAGACGAATCAGGGCAAACCTCCCGGCTTTGTCCCGTTCATGCAAATCGGCGCGCGCAAGTTGGAGGGTGAGGCCTTTGAGGCGATCAAGAGCGATCTCGGGCCTCGTATTCAGGCATTCAACACAAAGGAACTGCCGTGAAGCGTAGCGGAATTTATCTGCTCACACATCGCGAGAGCGGTCGGCGCTATGTCGGCCAAAGCCTCGACATCGACGCTCGCTGGAAAGCGCATTCGCGAGGCGAGACGGGCTCAGGCTACGTCAGCAACGCAATCGAAAAGCATGGGTGGGCGGCTTTCCATGCGACGGTATTGGAACTGTGCGGCGTCGATGTGCTGAACGAGGCCGAGGTACGTTGGATCGCTGCCCTCGGCACCACCACGCCGCACGGGTACAACCTGACGACTGGGGGCAGGCAATATCGATTCACTGATGAGGCACGCGCCGTCATCTCTGCCGCCACGAAGCGCGCTATGACGCCAGAACATTGCGCCAAACTATCGGCCGCCAAGAAAGGCATTCCGAAATCTCCTGAGTGGCGCGCGATGATGTCGGAACGACAGAAGAACCCAGATAACCTTGCGCGGATGGCCGCTCACGCGCGCAACCGTACTGCCGATGAGCGCGCCAAGATCAGCGCCGGAAACACTGGCAAGGTGCGGACGCAAGAGGTCAAGGACCGAATCTCAGCCACCAAACGAGCTCAGCAACTGAAGTTTCCAGGGCGCGTGTTGAGCGCCGAAGTTCGCACCAAGATGGCGGCTTCTGCCAAGACCCGCTGGGCGCGCCAGGCTGAAGGCAAGCGCGCCGGCGAGGTGACCAACCCATGAGCGGCGGCACCCTCCTGCGCGCGGTCCTCACCGGCTCGCCCGGCACCTCAGCGGGCAGCCGCGTGCGCGCCGATGCGGCCGACGAGAAGGATGCCTACCCGTTCATCATCTTCCGCCGCACCACGGTCGATCGTGTCTACGGCCTGAGCAATGCACTGCTCGGCGTGCGCGAGGATTTCTCCATCGAGTGCTGGGGCGACACGCCCGCCGCGGCGCAGGCGCTCGAGGCCGAGGTCGTGGCGCGTTTGGCTGCCGCCGACATTCCGGTCAACCCGAACGACCCGGATGGCAATGACCCGATGGTCGGTGTCAACGCAGCGGTCGTCAACGTCAGCATCTGGGACGCCTAAAGGCGCTTGACAGTCCGGGCTTTAAGTTGCCCGAAATGTGTCATTGCAGATTGCGCGCCCGAAAATCCGGGCTGCATCTACCACCTGCCGGCGTTTCGCCGCACCTGCACCTCCCCTGAAAGGCAAGGAACATGAGCACTCTCGTCAAGGGCATGAAGGTCCGCGTCGAAGTCGGTTTGACCGAAGGCGCCCCGAAGACCGTCACCGCTGTCACCAAGGCCAACCCCGGCATCGTCACCAGCACGGCCCACGGCTTGGCGGCCGGCAGCGTGGCCTACTTCAATGGCCTCGTCGGCATGCCGCAGTTGGATGGCCAGCCGATCCGCGTCGATCTGGACGGCTCGCCGTCGGTCAACAGCCTGCTCACCGAAGGCGTGGACACCACCGACTTCGACGCTTTCGTCAGCGGAACCCTGGTTCCGATCACCGCATGGGCAACGCTCGAGCAGTCCACCACCTACCAGATCGGCGGCGGCGCAGCCAAGACCGAAGACGCTTCGACGCTGCTCGACACGATCGAGAAGTTGGAGACGATGAAGCTCGCCGCCGAAACGGTGACCATCGATCTGCTGTCGTACACCCAAGACAATGCGGCCCTGGCCAAGATCAGATCGGTCGCCAAGGCTGCCGGCAAGTTGGTCTTTCGCATCACGCTGGCTGACGGCGCGCAGCGCGTGTTCCGCGGCAGCCCGAGCATCCCCGGCGAGAACGTCGCCCAGGGCACGCTCGGCAAGGGTCAACTCACCGTCACCATCAAGGGCAACGTCGCGTACCTCGTCTCGCTGCTCTGATACCTGGTGCCGCTTTCTTCCCTGTTGCGTGATTGGCTGCTGGCTCCGGTGCTGGCAGCCATTGCGCTTTTGTCAGACACTTTGCTGAGAAGGATCGACATGAACGAACAACAAACGCTGGAGCGCTTGGCTGCGCTTCAGGAGCAACTGGACGGAACCACGGCCATCGTGGTCAAGGTCGGGACCGAGACCGATGGCCTGAAGGCCGAAGTGGTGGCGCTCAAGGATGCGCTGGCCCAGGCCGGCAACACCACGCCGGCGGTCGATGCCGCGTTCGCCGCCCTTGAGCAGCGCGCGGCGTCGTTGGGCGCGGCGGTCACCGACGTCGATGCCAAGGTGGTCGATGCGGTTGCGCCGGCGCCATGACCCCATCAGAGATCAAGGCGCTGCTGGTCAAGCGGCGCGCGCACTGGGTCACCGTTGGCGAAAGCGGCGAGGGTGATGCCAAGCGGCTGCAGCGCGTGAAGTACCTGCGCCCGCCGGAGAACGACTTCCACACCATGCTGACGCAGGTCGACACGGCCGAGAACAAAGCGGTGTGGAACGTCGAGTTGTCCCATGTGCGCCAGTACGTCGAGGACTGGGAAGGCTTCACCGAGGCCGACCTGCTCGGCGCCGGCGTCGGCGCGTCGGATCCGGTGCCGTTTGATCGCGGCCTGTTCTCGTATTGGGTCGAGGACAACATCGAAGCCCAACGCAAGATCGGCAGCGCGATCCTGGCAGCGACGGTCGATTACCTGACCAGCCGCGAAGCCGCAGCAAAAAACTTGCCGCCCGGCTAGACGCCGGGGACTGGAGCGACCTCGCGCCGGTCGACGACATGGCGCTGCAGATCGCTGCCGCCCTGTCCAACGGCATGGGTGGCATCGACTGGTCTGGCCTGCCGCTGATGGTGATGAAGTTCGGCGTCGAGGATGTAGACGGCTTGATCGAGCGCTTGGTCGTCATCAAGAACCATCAGCCGCCGAAGGAGGATGAGGGGGCGATGTTCAGGCAGTGACGCGCACATTTTGCCTCTGTGCAAACGTGTCATTGGGGTAGCCCCCCCATAAACTTGCAGGCGCTGTGCATTCGTACAGCGCAGCCGCCACCGAGGTCTTGCCATCGCTCTCGCCAGTCTGACGATCGACCTGCAGTTCGGCCTGGCGAAGTTCACCGCCGAGTCGGGACAAGTCACGCAGGTTTTCGTGCGCGACGCCGAGAAGATGTCGGCGGCGGCGCGCAAGGTTGCTGGCGACATTGCCAAGCAGCGCGACGGCTTCGGCGGTTCGGCCGAGCAGGCACTGGCGCTGCGCGCGGCGGTGGCCGGGCTGCCAGAGACGTTCGACAAGACGTTGGGCGCCATCGGCAAGATGGGTGCCGCCACGGCCGCGGCCAAGCAGGAGGCTGCGGCGCTGTTCGGTGGTGCGCAGTCGGCAGCGGAGGCCTACGCGGCCAAGCTCGCTGCGCTGAACGCGCAGACGATCAAGGATATCCGGGCGCTCAACGCCGAGTACGAAAAGCAGCGTGGCGTCATCAAGGCGCGCGCAGTGGAAGAGGGCGTGGTCTCGCCGGCAAACGATGCCGCTCTGAAGGCGCTGACTGCTGGGCGCGAGCAGGTCATCAAGTCGCTGCTCGACGAGCGCGCTGCCAAAGCCGCCACTCTGGCTCAAGAGGGCCAGATCGCTGCGGCGGCTGAACAGACGGCTGCTCGGCAGAGTGCGGCGGCGCAGAAGATCATCGACGCGCAGCAGGGCGTCAAGGCCAGCTATCGCGAGGAACTGGCGCT